CATTCACACTGATGCAACTGGTTCAGTAAACGCACCACTTTATTCCAGATCATACACTGGAGAAAAGGACTGGTTTGAGAATCAATCAATTAGTCTTTCTGTTGGATCTCTTGAGTGGGATGCATTATCAAACAGACCTGGAACTTCTGATTATGTCGCTTCTAGAGGCGGTAGATTTGACGAAGTACACGTTGTTGTCATTGACGACAAAGGAACAATCACTGGTAATGCTGGATCAATCCTTGAGAAGCACCTGAATCTTTCTAAAGCGAAGGATGCAGAATTCTCTGTTGGTTCACCTTCTTACTGGAGAAAGTATCTCTTCACCAATTCTGAATACATTTTCGGTGGTTCTGCTCCTGTTGGAGTTACAACTATCGCTTTCAGCGACAATGGTGTTTCACAATTTGAACTTGATGCTGACGCTGGTTGGGATCAAGATGCTGACGGCGTTAACTTTGCTGGTGCTGGTTCACTCAGTCTGACACTCGCTGGTGGTCTTAACTATCAGGGTAAGACGGATCTCACCACTGCAATGTCACTCTATTCTGGACTTGATGATATTCAGTCTGGATATACTAAGTTTGAGAACACTGAAGAGTATGAAGTAGACTTCATTCTCATGGGTTCTGCAAACTACAGCAAAGAGCAGGCACAAGCACTTGCTAACAAGTGTATTGCAGTTGCGGAAGCAAGAAAGGATGCTGTTGCATTCATTTCACCATACAGACAAGCATTCTTAACTGATAACACTGTTGGAACTGTAACGGTCAATGATATCGATACAATCACCAACAATGTCGTAGGTTTCTATGCTCCAATCACCTCCACAACATATGGAGTCTTTGATAGTGGTTATAAGTACATGTACGACCGCTTCAATGACACATTCCGCTATGTTCCTCTGAATGGTGACGTTGCTGGTACTTGTGCCAGAACAGACGTTCAACAGTTCCCATGGTTCTCACCTGCTGGAACTTCAAGAGGAGCAATCCTGAATGCAGTTAAACTGGCATACAACCCAGGAAGAAAGCAGAGAGACATTCTCTATACAAATAGAATCAACCCAGTTATCTTCTCACCTGGAGCAGGAATCATCCTCTTCGGTGATAAGACTGGATTTGGTAAGTCTTCCGCATTCGATAGAATCAACGTCCGTCGCTTGTTCATCTATCTGGAAGACGCAATCTCTGCTGCTGCTAAGGACTTCCTGTTCGAGTTCAACGATGAAATCACAAGAACCAACTTTGTGAACATTATTGAACCATTCCTCCGCGATGTTCAGTCCAAGAGAGGCATCTTTGATTATGTCGTTATCTGTGATGAGACCAACAATACTGCTGCAGTCATTGACAACAATGAGTTCGTAGCAGATATCTTCATTAAACCTGCAAGATCGATCAACTTCATCGGTCTGACCTTCATCGCCACCAGAACTGGTGTTGCATTTGAAGAAGTAATCGGCTCCGTTTAATTCAATTAGAGGTTAAAACAAATGCCAGCTAGAAATCAAATTAATCCACCCCCACTAAGAAAAATTACCGACTTCAAGAGTAAGTTAACGGGTGGTGGCGCTCGCGCCAACCTCTTTGAAGTCGTTCTTACTTTCCCTGACGCTGCTCAACCAGACTCAGTTGTTCTTGAGAAGTCAAGATTTTTGGTCAAGGGTGCAAACATGCCTGCATCCAACATTGCCCAAATTGAAGTTCCTTTCAGAGGTCGTGTTCTGAAAATCGCAGGTGATAGAACCTTCGATTCCTGGACCGTCACTGTTCTGAACGATACTGACTTCTCCATTCGCTCTGCTTTCGAGCGTTGGATGAACACTATCAACAGAGTATCTGATAACACTGGTCTGGTTAATCCAGCAGACTATCAAGCAGATGCTTATGTTTACCAGTTAGACCGTGATGGTTCTACCTTGAGATCATATCGTTTCTACGATGTGTTCCCAACTCAGGTATCTCCAATTGAACTTTCTTATGATGCTCAAGGTATCCAAGAATTCACTGTTGAACTTCAAGTTCAGTGGTGGGAAGCTACTAAGGGCACTGGTGCAAATGCTGGTGGTGAAGACATCAACTAAATAGAAGAATAAAGGGTACTTAGTTTTATACTATGGCAAAACTTTTTGGTTTTTCTATTGACGACAAACAGAATAAATCACCTTCGGTTATCTCCCCCGTTCCTGAAACTAATCAGGACGGGGTTGATAACTATATTTCTAGTGGATTCTATGGTCAATATGTCGATATTGAAGGTGTATATCGAACAGAGCATGATTTAATTAAAAGATATAGAGAAATGGCACTGCACCCAGAGTGTGACGGTGCTATTGAAGACGTTGTTAATGAAGCAATCGTTAGCGATCTTTATGATTCTCCAGTAGAGATCGAACTTTCTAATCTTAATGCAAGCGACAATCTTAAGGCTAAGATTAGAGCAGAGTTCAAATATCTCAAAGAAATTTTAGACTTCGATCGCAAATCGCACGAAATATTCCGCAACTGGTATGTTGATGGTAGAGTATATTATCTGAAAGTTATTGACATGAAGAATCCCCAAGCAGGGATTCAAGAATTGAGATATATTGATCCCCTAAAGATCAAATATATTCGTCAAGAAAAGAAGAAGGCTGGCAATCAATTAGATACTGGTTATGCCAGGATTAATGGGAAGAGTGAAGACGTTTTAAATGGTCCCGAATTCGAAGAGTATTTTCAATATACACCTTCACCAAGTTATCCAACTTCCGCGATGGCAGCATCGCGTGGTGGAGCAAAGGCAGTAAAGATTGCAAAAGATTCAGTCACATACTGCACTTCTGGTCTTGTAGATAGAAATAAGAATACTGTTCTTTCATATCTCCACAAAGCAATCAAGGCACTCAATCAACTGAGAATGATTGAAGATTCCTTGGTTATTTACAGACTTTCGAGAGCACCAGAACGTCGTATTTTCTATATTGACGTTGGCAATCTTCCTAAGGTAAAAGCAGAGCAATACCTCAAAGAGGTTATGTCTCGTTACAGAAATAAACTGGTTTATAACGCACAAACTGGTGAAGTTCGTGACGATCGTAAGTTTATGAGTATGCTTGAGGATTTCTGGCTCCCTCGCCGTGAAGGTGGTAGAGGAACTGAAATCACCACACTTCCTGGTGGTCAAAACCTTGGAGAACTTGCCGATATTGAGTATTTCCAAAAGAAACTCTACAGAGCACTTGGAGTTCCAGAATCAAGAATTGCTTCCGATGGAGGTTTCAACCTTGGTCGTTCTTCTGAGATTCTGAGAGACGAACTTAAGTTTGCTAAGTTTGTTGGTCGTCTGAGAAAGCGTTTTGCTCAGATGTTTAATGACATGCTGAGAACTCAATTGATTCTCAAGAATATTGTAACTCCCGAAGATTGGGAAGTTATGAGAGATCATATTCAGTATGACTTCTTGTATGATAATCAGTTTGCCGAACTTAAAGAATCCGAACTCGTTCAAAATAGACTTGGTATTTTAGCAACCATTGAACCTTACATTGGAAAGTATTATTCTACTGAATATGTAAGAAAGAGAGTCCTTCGTCAAACTGATCAAGAAATCATTGAGATCGATACTCAGATTGAAGACGAAATTCAAAAAGGAATCATTCCAGATCCATCAACAATCGATCCAATTACTGGTCAACCACTCCCACAACCAATGGATCCATCAATGCAAGGTGGAGACGGATCTGGTATGCAAGGTATGGGTGCTGACGCTATGGGAATGGGTCAAGTTCCACAAGAACCAGACCTCGAAGCGTCTGCAGCAAAAATTGATAGACAGTACTCAAGAGACACCAAAAAGGCTGAGTTATAAATATAGTATATTAACATATTGAATTTTTATGGACGACGTTATCGATTTGATCGCTACGGGTGGTTCGCCAAACGACATTAGCGACAAAATGAAAGAAATTCTGTATGCGAAAGCAGCAGAACGTATTGATATTGCAAGACCATATGTTGCTAATGCAATGTTTGGTCAAGAATTTGAATATCCTGAAGTTCAGGACGAATCTGAAGATGAAGTAGTTGATGAATACGAAACAGATACAGAAGAGGAATCTGAATAATGAAAATTATAGGAACTGCTGCTGCACTGTCTGGCACAACACAATTTACATCATCAACTGCGGTTTGGGTAGCAAATACTGATGCTACTACCCATAAAACAGTAACTCTCAGAAATTCCGATGATAATGCCGATTTAGGCACTTTAGTAGTTCCAGCATCTAGTGGAGTTGTAATTCATTTAGATGTAGGTCAGGGACTGAGAGGTGATTCTGCACTTACAGGAACCCAAGTAGACGCAAACTCAGGTAGATAACAATGAAACTTATCACAGAAGAAGTCACTAACGTAAAAATTATCACCGAAGGCACTGGTGCCGGAAAGAAGTTATACATTGAAGGTGTATTTCTTCAAGGTGAAATCAAGAACCGTAATGGGAGAATGTATCCCATTTCTACTCTTTCAAGAGAAGTTGATCGCTACTGCGAAAACTTCGTAAACAAGGGTCGTGCTCTTGGAGAACTCGGTCACCCTGATGGTCCTACCGTCAATCTTGACCGTGTTTCACACAAGATTACTTCTCTGGTCCAAGAAGGTAACAACTTCAAAGGAAAAGCTTGCATTCTTTCAACCCCCATGGGCAAGATTGCATCTTCTCTTCTCGATGAAGGAGTAATGCTTGGCGTTTCTTCTCGTGGTGTAGGTTCACTTCAGACCACAAGCGAAGGTCATAAAGTTGTCGGTGAAGATTTCCAGTTAGCAACTGCTGCTGATATCGTTGCCGATCCTTCCGCCCCTGACGCTTTTGTCAAT